CAAGGTCATCGTGGTCCCCGCCGTGATGGACACAGCCAGGCCTGCGGTCATCGAGAACGCGCCCGCTGCCGCGGACAAAGTCATCCCTCCCGTGGCGGCCGAGATCGACACAGAACCCGTCCCGACGGTCACCGTGTACGAGCCAGCTGGCACGGTTGTCGACATCGAGCCGCCAAGAACGTTGGTCGTCCAGTTGCCGACCAACGCGGTCTCGGTCATCCCACCGGCGAGGATCGTCAAAGTCTTGCCCCCCGTGACGATCGTCTCCAAGACTTGCTGCGCATACTGGTACTGGCTCTTGCCGGAACTCAGGACATCGATGCCGCCTGCGTTTAGGCCAAAACCGGAATGGGCGTTGATGCTCAAGCGGTCCGCAAGCATCGAGTAGCCGCCACTGACCATGGTGATCTTGGCGCCCTCGACGTTCTCGGTGCTGTCCGCCGAAGTGAAGGACTCACGAGCGCCCTGCAGCTGCTCCGAGTAGGCGACGTTGTTGTTGTCGGGGACGCCTTGCGCTTCCAAGACATACGAGGAGTGCGTGCGGAACTGCAAACCAGCACCCGAGGCGCCACCGCGGAAGTCGAAGATCGCCCCACCCTCGAGAGTCAGGTGCAGCGCGATGTTATCGGGCTTGGAGGCTCCGATGCGTGCCTTGACAGCGCCTTCGAAGTTCAGCTCGGCGGAGATGTTCTTCGTGCCCGAGGGGTGTTTCTCCACGCGCGAGCCCGGCACGTTCATGAATAGCTTGCCCTGCTTGGACACCGCCATCGCGAACGCGCTGATCGTGTCGTTGCGACCCGCGGGATTCGCGGGCGGGGTGATGCGGAGCAGATAGGCCCCTGCAGTCGTGTATGCCTCGCTGTCGTCGAGCGGCGAACGCGATATCGGTTCGGTGGTGAAGCTCGCCTTGCCTGTCGCGAGGAAGTCGTCGAACAGCTTGGGGCGTAAGAGCTGCCCGTATTGCTGAAGCCCCGTGTCCGATGAGGTGTCGTTGCCAATCAGCGTGCCCAGCACACGCTCGATGTAAATCGGGCGCCGATCCATCTGAAAGCCGTCGATCTCTTCGCGCACCTCCTGGACGAGGTCCGTCGTGTGGGCCATTTCGATCCGGTCTTCCGTGTACGGCTCGGCGCCGGCCCCAAGTTTCGGCTCTTCGAAGTTGACGGCCGGGAACGTGGCCGGGTAGTGGACTTGCCGACCGTTCGCGAGAGTCACCGGCGGAAACACCACCGGGTTGTTGAATGCGTCAAAGACGATCCCGTCGCTGACCGTGTAACGCTTCAAGACGGTCCCGCCGTAGTACGACTGCGCCGCGGTCTTCAGTGTCTTGCCGTCGGAGAAGATGTCCGGCGGCAAGTAGAACCCAGAGCGGCGGGCCGCGCCAGCCATGCGGAGCACACCGGCGTAACCATCGACTCGATGGATGGCCTGCGATACGAGCGTGCGGTCAGCGTCTCGTAGCTCGAGGAGGTCGCCGGCTCGGTTCGCCATACGCACGTCTGTCGACAGCGTGAACTCGGATCCCGCCGAGGACATGCCGCCAACATCCCCAAGGCCCAGTTTCAGGCGCTTGTAGCGCGTCTGCGACCCGATGACCTTCCGGTAGTCCGATGCGTCCTCAGGGCTGATCCCCGCGGGATCGGACGGGGCTACCGGGTCGAACCGCGTGCCTGTCTTTCTGCCGTTGGAGATGTAGCCGAGGATCACCGCCTCATGCAGCTGCTTGTGCTTCCGCCGATAGCCGATGATCACGAACGAGTTTACTTCAGGGATGCCGCCCCAAAAGCTGCGCGGGCCGGACATGGCTTGTGTCAGGTCTACCTCGAAACGGTCCCCACCCCCAGTTAGGACCTTCAGATCGCACTTCAGCTCTACCTCATCAACGCGCGTGACGATCGCCAGCTTGATGCCATACGGGGCGCCCGTATCAACAAACTCAGCTCCTGGCACATAGCCAGACGGGTTCTTTGGGTAAAGATCTGACATGTCACTTGATAGCGTTCAGCTTGGCTTGGTTGTTCGCAAGCTGTTGCTGCAGCGTCGAGATCTGGGTGCTAATCGTGTCGATCTGCTTCTGCAGGTCGATCCCGATCACTGAGCCCGAGGACTTCTGCTGCTTGATGAGTTGGTCTCGTGTAGCTGTTAGCCGCGCAATGCTAGCCTTGTCTTGGCTAACTTGAGTCGATAGAGACCGGCTCTCAGAGCTAGACTTAAGGTCTTGGCCGAAGTTGCTCCACGCCTTGGCGACGTTGTTGGTGTTCGTCTGGATAGAGCCGATGGACGCGTTGGGGTCTCCGAGCATAAACCGGTTGGGGGCGGAGAACGGAGGCGCGAACTCAGATGGCGGATTCGTGGCAGCAGCATTGAGATTGGAAAAGTCAGCGTTCTGCTTACGCAGGAGATCTCCACGCAAGGCGCTCTCGAACTGCTGGTGGGCATCGTCCAAAGTCGTATACAAGTTGACCAAAAATCGGTCAACGCGAGACACAACCTCGGAATTCGTCTTAGTGAGGATGGAGCCCGAGCCCCCGTATTGAGTGCGTTGATCATTCAAGGCGCTCTGCGCCTCAACCTGCTTGGCCGTTAGTTGATCCAACGTGGATTGCGTCTCTGTCAGCATCTGCTGAATCGCCGGGTCACCACCCGAGTTGAGCGCCTCCGTTCTCAGCTCATCCACCCGAGCGCTGACCACAACGATCTCGGCTTCGATCCTCGCAACGTTTCCGACGGCCGCCTGGGTAGCTCCGGAGTCGATTGGACCCCCACGGATGTTCAAGTCAGCCGCTGACGACTGAATCCCGAGTGTCGAGTTGTCCTGAGCCGAGTTACCAGTGAGCACCTTCACTTGATAGTCCGACGACATGAAAGCTAGGTCGGCTCGGCCCGTCAGGCAGACGCAGTCTTCGTCCTGCCGAGTCTGCGCGTCCTGCACTGCCATCTCGGCCAGAGTCAACGCTCTGGACAACTGCGAAACTTCCACAGAAGGCTGCGTGCCTTTCTGCTCCTCTGACCCTATCGGGGCGTTGGTCACGAACAGATCACCGACGTTTACGAACTCCGGCGTCTTAACATTGGGGTTCGACTCCGACCCGACCATGATCGCAGCGGTCTCCTGATCGTCTGCCGTCATCTTTGCCAACGTGCCAGCAGGATCCAAATATCCAGTGGACACCGTCGTGAGTCCTTGCGACTGAGCGGTTAGCATGGAGCTAACATCTCCAGACAAAGCCAGCTGAAGGTCGATCCTAGCCACCGCGTCCGGGCTATTGATGATAAGCCTACCGTCTCTAAGAGCCACCCGACGGCCATACTGGAAATGACCGATGACCTCGAATCCGCGTTCATCACTTACAGGGCGAATGAGAGCCGTTGGGTTAGCGAGCTTATTTTGGTCTGAGTCAACGAGTCCGCTAGTTGAAGTCGAGGCACCTGTGACTCGAAGATTGGCAATATCAAGTGTCAAGACTTCACTGATCACGCCCCCGTACGCAGAGGAATCGTGAGCGTACACAAAGACGCCGGCCGAGTTCAGTCCATACTGATACGTGTTGTTCAGGTACTTGCCCTGTAGGACATCATTGCGGCTCGCAGTGAACCGATCCTGCTGCTGAAAATTATAGGCCTCGTGCCGTTGCTGCGCGAGCGCCTGCTGCTGCTTTGAGATACTTGGGTTAGCCAGGCCGACCGGTATCTGGCCTGCTTGAGAGGAGATGTCACTGGGGGAGAATGGACGCGTGTAAGCCATCACGACATTGGGGTAGCCAACGATTCTGCCCGTCTTGGGGTGCCTCAAGATCAAAGGCTCAGCCGGGTTATCTGCGCCCGACTTCCCTTCAAACACCGATTGATCCGCAGGCATGGTCAGCGCGTTGCCTATGTCTAGTCTGAAGACTCCGTTTTGTAGCTGCCTAGAGCTGAACCTGAACGACCGCGGCAAACCGTTCTTGTCCGGCTCAGGGACATCCCCAACAGACAGCAACTTCAAATCGCCTATCCCTCGGGGAGAGATGAACTTGGATCTCTTTCCAGTCAGCTGAAGCGTCGTGGTGGCACGGCCCCCAAACTGGATCGTGTGACTGATGCCAGATATGTACCAGATCTGATCTTTAGGAGCGATGTAGATGGGGAAGCCCATGCGAAGCTCTGCCCGCATGGGAATCGTGACCGTGCCTCGATGCCGACGAGAGTTGATCCGATCGAGCACGTCCAACCCGTGGTAGAACATCTGGGTCGGGTCCGACAGGAACTCAGAGTTGTAGTTCTGTGTTCGCCATCCGTACTTACGGAGAAGGTGGTAGTCCGTTACTGAAGTGAACGGCTGACATTCGACAGGCACGCCGGCCTCCTCGGTACCTGAGTACGAGCCCTGCATTGCTATCTGAGTGACGACCTCTGATTCTGACTCCGAGAAATCCCAGTCGATGATGTCTATGTCTTGGATCCACGACATCGGCTTGTTGCCCAAGACGTCCAGGTTGTAGAACGGTGGCTTAAAGACGATGTCCCCAGTCACATCCATGTAGAACTCGTACCCGACCGCCTCCTTGGCAGCATTGGCAAGTTCGAGCTTCGTCTGGTACTCAGACTGCCACATGCCAATACCAATGTTCGTATAGTTCTTCTTGAAGGCGGCAACGTTGGAGCTTGCCGGGTCGAATATCATCTGACCGCCATCTGGACTACCGTTAGCGTTCCTAACAACGGTCGATGCCATCGGCGCGTTGACGGATGGCGTTTGACTCTTCGAGTACTCCTGCACGATCGTGTCCCCACGAACCGCGACGCCGCTAGCGCCGTATAGCACCAGGTTGCTGCGCATCTTCGCGAAACGCTTCTCCCAGTACAGCATCATGTCTGAAAGAGCGGCGTCAAAGGTCGACTCTTGAGTAGCCTCACGGATCAAGCTGTTCAGCGATCCGCTGGCAACCATGACGTCCCCGAAGGACTGGCTCGCCAGAGTGAAAATTATGTCGTATGGGTTCGTTTGCGCGAAGACGTTCTGAACAAGAGACCGGCCCTGCTGACCCGCGGTGGCGGTATAGGCCGGATTGATGTTCATTTTGCACAGCTCCCACCACTTGAGAATGTCTGCGCAATGAATGCTGACCGTGTGTTCGCCGTTCGAGTAGTTGTCCCCAACCTCTGTGACGAGCCCCCAGAAGATTGGGTAGTACTGCGGCAACCCCTCGACCAAGTAGTAACCCTTGGCATAGATCTCCACTTCCATCATCGGAGTGATGACCGCGTTGCCGTCGAAGTAGAAGTCATCGATCGTGTGACGCGGGATCGCGAGCGATACGCTGGCACTTCCGGGGGCGCTATCCACGCTCAGATCCATCTGAACTGACGTGATGTACTTGTTGAAATCGAAAGTCCGCGAGCATTGTGGGCAGCCGACAGCCTCCGCCTCGCCGTTGAAGTAAACGAGAGCGTCGGGCGCTGTCGCTACCGTGGCGCGAGCGTTAGGCTGAAATGTGCCCTGAAATGGCCCGCGTGCCATGCTAGTCGATGCCCTCTAGGTCGGCTGCAAATGGGTCGGCCTGCTTGGG